TTTCTACATTTATTTTTTTAGAATACACTTTGTTTTTGTAATACATCTCCTACACCCCTCTACCCTGGGTCTTACTTACACTGACGGCAGAACAGGTCTCCGTTCTGCTCCACCAGAGCATTCTTGTGGAACCTCTTCTCACAGATGATACAAGGGTATTCAACTGCCACTCGCTGATACTCCTTCCTTGCCTGTCTCTGTTTCTTTATCAGTGCCTGTCGCTTCGCATATTCTTCGGCACGCAGTCGCTCCTCCCGCAGTTCGTCCAGTGCCCAGGCAGGGATGTTATTAGAGCAGACTACCAACTCTCCCCCAGACTTGGGTGGATGGGTCTTCATTTGCCGGAGCACCATCTTCATCTTCATCTTCATTGGCATCTTCTTGACATATTCCACATCCTTCTTGAGTTCAGCAATCTTATTGTCCCGCCTGACAATGTCCGCCTTCAATTGCTGGACCTTCTTCTCCATTGGAGCATTCGCCTGCCTCAATCGCTCCATTGCCCGCTTGAGAGATTGTGCCTGCTCTTCCAGGCGGGCATTCTCCGCATCCATCTGCTTCCGCTTTCCAATCAGTTCCTCTCCCAATTCCCTGAGTGCTTGTGCCTCGCACGCCAGGTCATCTGTTGCTGTTTTCTTCCCCGACTCATATCCCGCATCATATCCCTTATCAAACCCACCCGTTCCAACACCACGCTCCTTTGCCAGTGCCTTCATAAGAGTCATATTCCGGGCAACCAGGGAGGATATCTGGGCACTATATTTCTTCTGGACCATCTCAGCAGTATCCCATTTCATATTCCCATTTCCTGCTATGAAGAACATATGGTTCGGGTCGGTCCGCTTGGCAATCAACTCCGCACGGGTCATCTTGGGTTTCGGGTAGATGAGTGGGCAGTGGATGGCGTTATCTCCCAGTGTGTCGTAGTCTGTGAATGGGTTATTGCCAACCCGCCCAGGGAATACATATCCCGAATTACACCCCTCACAGACCCGCTCCTCTGCGGGAAAGGGGAGCGGGGAGGCATTGTGGGAGTGTTGGTCTGTGAGTGTCTTACAGATACGGCAGACCCAGCAGTTCTTGCTAATCTTACCGAGTGCCTGTCGTGCTTCCACCTTACCACAAGAGACACCATAGTCCAGGGCGGACAACCACCAGGACACCTCTTCCTCGGTGTATTCTGCCCGGGTCTTGTATGCCCAGTCATACTCAGTAATCTGCCCTGAGATGAACTGCTCCAATTCTGCCTGTTCCTTGGCAGACCAGTCAGTGATGTGCCGGACATTCAGGATGAAGATGTTGTCCGCCGGGTGAAGTGGCAACGCAAGTTCGTGCTCCTCCCAGTGCCCTTGGAAGGTAATGCCCTCGCTGGCATCATCTGCCAGTATCCACCCGTATTCAATGTATGCCTTGCCCCGCCCCCACTCGTCCTTGTCAAAGAGGTCGGCGGGGCGGACATAGTCGCTCGGGTGTTCGCTCAGTCCATTCTTGTGCTTGAAGGTGTTGATGGGTTCGTAGTTGTGGTGGTGCTTGATGAACTCCTGGATGCCAGAGGACAGCACAGACTCCATCTGGTTGCCCTTGTTGTTCAGGTGGAAGGTGAGATGGACCATACTGATGTGAATCCTGGGTGTTGAAGTGCCGGCGAAAGTCCCGAATTAACTGGCGGACTTTGTGTGTGAGTAGTGAGTAGTAGTGAGTAGTGGTGAGTTGGGTAGTCAAGTGCTCTGCTTCCAGTGCTCTTAACCGGTTGTTATACAAGGTAAGGGGTAGATTTTCGTGGGGGTTTGTGAGTTCCAAGAAAACCAACAGAAAAAAAGTATTTATTAATTCAGGTTGAGGGGTAGAGGGGGTATAGCACAAAAACAAAGTGTATCTTTAAAAATAAAAATAAATTATACACTTTATTTTATTGTAGTATTCCCTCAACCCCTCACTCCTACCGGAAGGGGTCTTTATTACCCCTTTACTTGATTGATATATAATTAGGGTCTGTCCGGTCAATGATATGCTCTTCTGGTTCTACATCACTCTCTTCCTCACTACTTTCACTATCTTCTACAACTTGATAATCTGGGTCTTCTGCGTGTTCAGCAAGGTATTCTTTTACCTGATTTATTTGATTACGGGACTTCTGGTCTTTCGGTGAGATTTCGCTAAGTAATCCAATAAGGGTAATAATTTCTTCAACACTCAACATTTATATTCTTAGAAATATTATATTTTCAATTGCCCTTTTTGTATTAATTCTCCCGCAATATTATAATTCCCAGTATTTGTCTTTTTAACCATATAAATTATTGAGGTATCATTTTCCACCCGTGCCAATGACATATCAGGATTATGAATACTTGTGGTAATACTACTTATGACTACAGGTTTGGTTATTGTAAATGACATCTTGGTATCAGTCTGGAAATAAAAGTCTCCGAACCCATTTTCTTTATTTACAACTCCCACAATGGGTAAGCATTGACCAGTTGTATATCCGTTGGAATTATCAGCACCTAACCCATAATACTTAGTATCTTGGACTATATCACTCTTAATTAAATAATATGCCCCTGCCATCTTCACTGGTAATGAATCAGCATTTATTCTTACACTCTCCTGCCTTTCAGTGATTGCTGGAATACTTGGAATAATTACATTGGAATATTCCCTTGTGCTCATCTCAAAGAATGGAAAATTAATAGCAGGTAAAGAATTATTATAATAAGAACCTCCATAGGCATTCCTTGGATAAGTTGGAACATCACCCGCCGTAATATCAGCATTGGTAGTTAATGCCCCAATATTATTTACATTTATCAAGTTATTAAGACGAGTCTGCCTGTTAAATGTTGTCTGGGTATTGAATTGCTCATAAGTAAATCCTAACATACCCCACAATGATTGGTCCCAGTCATCTTGACTTATACCAAAATCCTCTATGAAAATACCTGACATCGCATCATAAATAGCAAAAGGAGTAAGATTTGTATTAAAATTACTTATCTCTATCTTGCCATTATTTACATCTGCCGTATCTGTTGATGTTATGGGTCTATATGGAACCATATCTGGGCAGAAATTATCCCCTGACAATCGCTTATTTACCTTATATACTTGGTCGCTGGCATCTGGATTGATTGGATTATCTGGGGTAGAACCACTGGAAAATGAATTACCAATATATTCTGGAGTATGTAATTGATGTATATAAAACTTTCCCTTCTCTTCAACTCCCAACTCAATCTGGTTTGCCCCTAAATAAGTATCTCTAATATACGGATAAATATTGTGCCATTTCTGGTCTGCTTCAATATCATTATTATCTTTTGTCATAAGTAAGGTCTTACCATCATAGGTAGCATTTAAATTACCTGTATATAACATACAACATTGAGTGCCATATGCCGAAAAGTGTAAATCCCACCCTATATTGGTTGGAGGGGAAATATTAACATTTCCAGGAAATAAATAATCTCCCAATTTATGATTTTTTGCCACAAATCCTATCGTTGGAACACCTCCACCACCACCCACTGGAACCTTACGGAATATACCATAGATTGGTCCTCCATTGTCCATTACATTATCACTATACTCTATGTTCGCATATTCTGGGTAATAATCAAAAAAGATGGGTGTTGATTCCAAATCTGCCGAATTATACGCATCATCTCCCAAATGCGTCCCACTCCTCACTGCTATATCAATATGAAGAAATCTCGCATCATTCACACTATATTTAGTCTTCTGTCCATTCACTATATTATGGTCAAAATCAAATAACTCAGGGTATTTACCCTGGGCATCAAAAAGTGCCTTGTATTTCATTACATTATCCCGGTTCCAAGGAATTGTAGAGACTATGATTGACCCGTTTGCCCCTTGAGCATTTGCCTTCGTTATATCGTGAGTGGTCTTTATCTCTGGATATGTTCTGGTAGAACATTGATTACTACCTGACCCTGGATAACATATTGTATCATAATAAATTGCTCTGCCAGCATCCCATAAGTCTGGGCGTTTAATACCTATATAATGATACGCAGACATATAATCAATTAACTGCTGATTATCTGCCCCGTAATTTGTTCCATTATATGCCTTCCAGATAGTATGTGCCGTCTCACCGAAACTATAATGAGTGGCACTATAAAAGGGTTTATAACATTCACTATATTGCTTGATACTTAAATCCTGGGTATCATCTCCGTCCTCCCATAACTCTGCCTTTACTGGTATTGTTGTCTGGGTCTTGTTTAACTGGTCGGTAAATTGTTCGGCAATATCATCTGGAGTATTGTATCCCTCATCTATCTTTATATTCTTAATTTCATAATATCTTATCCACTCACTATTAATCGCTGGGTCTTTACCAGTATCCAGTAAATCATCACAAGAATATTTACCCTCTACATCACTTGCGGTAGTTTCTGTGCCATCCATAGGAGATATATTAGAATTAGATGTATTGTTAGCACCCTTTGTCCAATAAGTAGTCTGTTTCACATAGATTGTCATTCTACTATTGTCTTGTTTATATTTATAGGTCATCCCATTCTCATATGCCTTCATATCTGCCCTTAATGTTCCATCAGTAGGGTATCCAAGAGCACCATCACTGCCTGGACTTTCAAACTCCGGATACCATACAACATCTGCCTTACACTTATTAAATACCTTGGAAAGGGTCCTTGTTCTACCAGTAAAATAACAATCAGGTCCAACTGATTTACCAGTTGTTAATGCCTTTGATGGGACAGCAGTAGTTGTCTCAAGATACCTGTTCTTATACCTGAGAGCGTGGTCTTTTGCTGTTGAGGTATCATATTGGGTTGTTTGAAACTCTCCATCTCCCCAGTTTGAGAATGTCTGCCAATCATCATTCCTAAAAATGCGAGCATTACCATCATATGCTGAATATAAATTATACCAATAATCCTTATCTAATGGTAATTGATTACCCCCTTTCGTCGCAGGTGATTCAATTGGATATGCTGGACCACTGAAATCACTTACAACAGAATTAGATACGCCAGGTGCTAATCCATATGTCCTTGTTGAGTAATCGTTTGCCCCACCAGTCGGTCCAGAACCCCCGTATCCATACTGGTCATATTGCCTGGTTGGATTGGGAGCATCAAATCTCCTTGGTAATTGAATATACCCCTCTCCGTTTAATGTCTTATAATAACTAATACTGAAATTAACTTCATTATCTTTCACAGGAAACTCCTTTTCCCTATTAAAACAACTTGTCTGTTGAACACCCTTGCCATCCTCCTGATAATACAAACAACTTGCTTTACCATATCCCTTACGAATATCAGGTCCATCCCACGCTGGGTTTATATCCTGTAATTTAGTTCTTTGGACTGGTTCATCATCATCCGTTAATCTACATTGGATGATATCTGTATATTTAACCTTATAAGTATCCGCACCCTTGGGTGTTCTACCTGTCAATTCTATATTGTCTTCATTACCCCTTTCATTCACATATGCCGAATGAACTGATACTTCATCTCCAGGATTTAATTTTATACCGGAACCCAATTTACAAGTGAAAATAGAAGGAGTATTAACACCAGTCTTGGTCTTATAATCTTCGCTACCCTTTCTATTACAATCTATCAATATTGTATCTACATATGAAGAAGACATTTATATTAATAGTCAATAAAATAATATTAAAGTGAATAATTAGGCATAATAACACTGGAAATACCCATTGGACAGAGTGGCAGTTCTTACCACCTCCATATAAACACGCTGGATATATCCGGGAGATACAAAGTCTGTCGCTCCATCATTACGGGTAATCTTAGTTGGTAGTTGATTTACCTTGAAGTATAACTCAATACCCCTTGAATTGATACGCTGGTTCTTGTTGAGACGGGCACCATTCCAAAAGAACTTACTTACAAAATTGGGATGATTGGCACGAACCGCCTGGGTGCCACTGGTTGCTCCATTTCCACCCTGAACCCATCCAACAGCACTGCGAGTGGTGGTCTGGTCTCCCTCTCCACAATATTCCTCACGATTAACGAATGGCACAAGACCTTCAGTATTCTGGACATTGTAAAAGTGCCTGGCACTATTATCTACATCAATGGGATACAAGAAATTATCATTGTATTTAATATTAAATGTAGCATTACCATTACTATCAGTAGCAGGTGTGTCTGTATAGGTTCTTGATGGACCCTGTGAATAATAATTGTTGAGTAGATATTCTGCCTCCTGGAACTCATCCTGAACACCCCAGAATAATTTACTTACAATTCTACCAGCACCACCAATATTACGGATTGCCTGGGATTGAATAGCGTCCTTATCTACACTATATTTAGATAACTGATAATCTACATAGGTAAATGACATATTAGCATTAGAAGAAGCATATGCCTCCATCATCTCCTGTGGGAAATAAAGGTAATCTGCGATTAGACGGGTCTTGGTAGTATCAATCTCAGCAGATGGAAGGTCAGCAGTAGTCTGGTCGCTAAGGGCAATCTGGGTAATGCGACGGGATGAATCGCTATCGGCATCCTTACCCTTCTTGGAAAAAGTAAGTTCTAATGAGACCTGCTCTTTAATCATATATAATGGTAATTGATTCATCTTTAGAAAGGGACAGAGTTCGCTTAAACTCATCTGGAAAAGGGGTGTATCATCATCCCTTGCCTGAAGTGCCACCTGGGTCCTCTTGTCAAACTTACGCTGGGAAAGGTTCATCCAATCCTGCTCATTTAATACCATTGTCCCATCTACCTTCGCAACAGCAGTGGAATGACGATAGTCATTGTAATCTCTACCCCAATCAAGTTCAGTAAATGCTGAAAGGGTATTTGATTCACCACCGCCTGCTGTAGGTCCAGCATTCAAACGGGCATCTTCATACTGGGGTTGATGTGCCATTGCTCTACCATTCTGGTAGAGTTCCCGCTCCTTATTATTCTCATTTGCTACAAACACTGACTTATAGGCATACCAATGACCGAAATCTTCAATCTCACAGATGGTCTTTGTGCCCATCTTAAGTGCCACTCGCTCTATCAGGGCATATACACCTACCCCGACTGGAAAGATAGCACCCGAATCAAGGTTCTTTAATCCAATCTCAATCTTAGAATGAGAATGAAGAATACCCTTATTCTGGAATACAAATCGGCAGAAGGTATCACTATGAACCACTGGTTCAAGAACTGCCGTTTCTACATCTTGTGCCGTATTACTTGGAACTGCTCCAATTTTTAAAAGGTCTGGGATTTGACTACTTTGAACACTCATATTTATACAATGTAATATTTAATATTTACAGGGTAATAATTACCCAGAAAATTAAGGACTGGTAGGAGTGAAGGGTGGAGGAGATATACTACAAAATAATAGTGTATCTAAAAAAATTAATTTAATAAATGAAGTTTATTTTTGTGATACATTTGCTCAACCCCTCGCCCCTGGGTCTTTATCTAACTCTCTTTGTATTCTATTACACCTTAGACATAATACCCGCCTAATAGCACCGGTCTTATGGCAGTGGTCAAGGTGCTTATGCTTTG